AAAGATGATCGCAGGAGATTTGTTTAATGTCTCAGGCGTTTGGTTTTTCATGTAGAGGTGGTTTAAATACAAACCTTAACTCTTTGGAAATCTTAGGTCAACCCGGATTTGCAACAATACTAGCTAATTTTGAAGTCGATCCTGATGGTGGTTATCGACGTATTAATGGCTTTACGGCTTTTGGTGGTGATTCAGCTACCCGACCGAATAGCGGAAATAGAATTTTAGGTACTTATCCATATGCAGACGGTATTGTAGTTTGTTCAGGTACAGGAATATTTTTTAGTAATGATGGGATTACATGGCTACAAATTAATCGCTCAGGCGTTTCTAATAGCGGCGATAATTATACAACCTTTTCTGGTCGTTCATTACTAACAAGAACCAATCAAGGCCAATGCCAATTTGCAACATTTGAAGGTGCTACATATAACTATGGGCAGTTAATTATTGCTGACGGATCTAATAAGCTTTATGTTTTTCGGATGGAGGGTACTGGCGCATTAAACACCCGTACTTTTTTTGCAAATGAAATTTCAGTATCTGGTACAAATGGTGTAAAATATATTACGGTACATGACCACCATTTAATTGCAGCAGGCGTAACAGGAAGTTTAAGTACCGTTTATTATAGTGTTAATAATGATCCTACTAATTTTACTGGTACTGGTTCAGGTGCAATAACTATATCAGATCAAATACAAGGTATTAAAGGCTTTAGAACAGACTTAATTGTATTTGCAAGAAATAGTATACATAAACTTATAAATATAAATGATTCTCAAGCTGTTCGTATTGATCCTATTGCAGAAAACGTAGGCTGTCTTAGTGGATATAGCATTCAAGAAATTGGAGGTGATCTAGTATTTCTAGCGCCTGATGGTATTCGTACTGTTGCAGGTACAGCGCGAATTGGCGATACAGAATTAAGTTCTATTTCAAGGCAAATACAAAACATTATTTCTAACATTGCAGTTAATATAAATTCATTTGTTATAGACAGTTGCGTACTTAGATCAAAATCACAATATAGGTTATTTTATGCAGAAGCTAATCAAGCGGCTTCAAACTCAAAAGGTATTATAGGTACTTTTACTGGTCAAGGTTTTGAATGGTCTGAAACAGAAGGCATACAGGCTTTTGGTTTAAGTTCTGAAATTGATTATACTGGTTTAGAAAAAAAATATCACGGCGATAAAAATGGCTATGTGTATAACCATGATACCGGTACAAGTTTTATTTATGATGGCGTAGAAAATAATATCCTTGCTACATATGAAACAGCCGATTTAGACTGCGGTGATATTGGAACACGAAAAACTTTTAAATATCTTAGAACTTCTTTTTCGCCTGAAGGTGAAGTGTCACCAACCTTAAGACTAAGATATGATTATAAGTCTACAGAAATTGTTCAGCCTAGTGATTATGAATTAACGACAATTCCTGTACCGGCTATTTTTGGAACATCTATATTTGGAAGCACGACATTTGGTGGCACAAACGATCCAATGATTAGACAAACAGTAGAAGGAAGTGCAAACACAGTCAGTTTAAGAATAAGAACAAATGATAAACAAAGTTCTTTTGCTGTTAATGGTTTTTATATAGATTATATGCCATCAGGTAGGAGATAATAATGGCCCAAGCTTATACACGACAAAGTACATTTTCAGATGGCGATACAATTACTGCTGCGTTATTTAATGATGAATATAATCAGTTAGTCAACGCATTTAATTATTCTAGTAGCAGTTCAACTTCTACTGGACACCGACACGATGGAACAGCCGGTCAAGGCGGTAATATTCCGCAAATTGGTGACTTAGACTTTTTAAATAAAATTGTAGTAGATAGTACCAACAATCGTTGGGGCTTTTTTGTAGAAGTTTCTAGTGCCGCTGTAGAACAAATTCGTATTCAAGATGGTGCTATTGTACCCGTAACTGATAACGACATTGATCTTGGTACTAGCTCATTAGAGTTTAAAGATCTTTATTTAGACGGTACAGCAACTATTGACACATTGACGGTTGATGGGGCCGCTACGGTTGGAACAACTCTTGGCGTAACAGGCGCTACAACGCTCTCTAGCACTCTAGGAGTGACAGGAGCTACGACCCTATCCAGTACCCTTGGTGTCACTGGAGCGACCACACTAAGCTCTACGTTGGCTGTAACAGGCACTTCTACACTGACAGGAAATGTCACAGCAACTAATGACTTGAGTATTGGTGGTAATCTAACTGTTACGGGCAACGCTACAATCTCTGGTAATCTTACGTTTGGGGATGCAGATACAGACACCATTACAATTGGTGCAGATGTAGCTTCGCATATTGTTCCAGATGTTGATAATACTTATGATCTTGGAACTTCTACAAAAGAGTGGCGAAACCTTTATATTGATGGTACAGCCAACATTGATAGCCTTGTAGCTGATACTGCTGATATTAATGCAGGCACAATTGATAATACAACTATTGGAGCTACAACAGCCTCTACAGGTAATTTCTCTACGCTGTCTATTGGTGGAACTGCAATTACCTCTACGGCTACTGAATTAAATATTGTAGACGGTAGCACAACAGCTACGGCTACAACGCTTGCAGACGCTGACCGTGTTGTAGTCAACGATGCAGGCGTAATGGTGCAAGTAGCCCTTACAGACTTTGAAACTTATTTTGAGTCTGCACTAGATACTCTTCCAAACGTAACGACTGTTGGAGCCTTAAATGCTGGTTCTATTACTTCAGGGTTTGGAGCTATTGATAATGGCTCATCAGCTATTACAACATTAGGCACTATAACTTACGGAAGCCTATCAGACGGTACAATAACTATTACGGCCTTTGTAGATGAAGATGATATGGTATCTAATTCTGCAACGCTTGTACCTACACAACAATCAGTCAAAGCTTATGTAGACTCTCAAGTAACTGCACAAGACTTAGACTTTCAGGGTGACTCTGGTGGTGCATTAAGCATTGATCTAGACTCTGAAACTTTTACGATTGCTGGTGGCACGGGTATTGATACAACTGGCGCGACTAATACGCTGACGGTTGCAATTGATTCAACTGTGACTACGCTTACGGGTACTCAAACCCTTACAAACAAAACACTTACTGCTCCTGTTATTTCTACTATAAGTAATACAGGTACTTTGACACTGCCAACGTCTACTGACACTTTGGTTGGTCGAGACACAACTGATACATTAACAAACAAGACCTTAACATCTGCGGTATTGAATACTAGTGTTTCTGGTACAGCAATACTTGACGAAGATGATATGGCTTCTGATTCTGCAACTCAACTTATCACTCAACAGAGCGCAAAAGCTTATATAGATGCTACAGCCACTGCGCTTGCAATTGCACTGGGGTAAATTATGGCTAATACTTTTAAAAATGCTTCACTCGCTGATGTAAGCAGTGGTTCATACGACACACTTTATACAACACCTGCAAGCACTACTACCGTTGTTCTTGGTGTAGCTTTGGCGAATAAGAATGCAAGTGCTATTACTGCTAAGGTGCAATTTACTGATTCTTCAGGCTCTGTAACGCGACAGTTACTAGAGGACGTAACAATCCCCGGTAATACAACGCTAGAAGTTTTATCAGGTCAAAAATATATTTTAGAGGCCGCAGATATTTTAAAGGTTCAAGCGGGAACAGCCACTTCTTTGGATGTTGTTGCTGGAGTAATGGAGATTAGTTAATGGCTATTACTACAATAAATAGTTTAGCAATTCCTGCTGGTACTGTTGTTTCGGCAGACTTGACGTATCCGCTTACTGGCTTTAGTTCAACGGGTATAGATGATAATGCTACGTCTACTGCGATTACGATTAACGCGTCAGAGAATGTTGGTATTGGCACTGCGAATCCGGGTAGATTGTTGCATTTAGAATCTGATGCTCCAGCAATAAGAATAAAAGACACCAGCGGAACAGGGACTATCCATGATTTGATAACAAGTGGCCCTGATGGAAATCTTCTCAACCTACTGCTAGACGCTGGCGGTGCAGGTACTAGCCCAGCTTTTATTATTAAAAATGTCGGCACCGAGCTTATGCGTATC